TGGCGAGTTTGGCTTGACTGTTCGGCGTCGTGGGCATTCGCCTAACTCCTTACGGTTGAATCGCGATCTGTTGCGCCGCGCCGGTATTAAACAGCACCATTAGGCGCGTTTTGCCGCTGCCGTTATCGTCGAAATAGAGACGCCCTTTATTGGCCGCTGGCGCCGCTGGCGTGGTTATTTCTGCGGATTCCAGATACCCAGAGAGAAACCCGTTCCACCAGGGACTACTGACCTCGCCCAAGTTTATGGTCGCCACATCACAATACAGGGCGGATGTGTTCCAATGGGCGATCGGAGTGCCCCCGACATAGAAATAGAAATGCCCACTGGTGTTAAGTTTCGTGTACGGGTTATTCGTCGATGCGCCGATCACGACCTCATTTCCTGAATTCAGCGAGATGACATTCACGTCGGCCGTATTCGTACTCTCGCGCGCATAGATCCCTGAATTGTTGGCGAGCCGGATCGCGCCCGTCGTCGCCGGGTTCGTCCCGATCTTGACCGACGTCCCGAAATACCCATCTTTCCACCGTTGGGTTGTTCCACCGATATCCAACGCATTATCAGTCTCAGGCGTTAGCTTGCCGTTCACTTGTACAGGATCAGTGAAGGCAAAGACTGCGCCCTGCATCCAGATATAGTGACTGAGGCTCCCGAAGAAAATGACGCCTTGCCCTGTGCCGCGATTCACGGTTAAATCGCCCGCGTTGCCGCTGATACTCGGCCCGGCGCTGATCACGCCAGCGACATTGAGATTTGTCCCGAAATACCCCGAACGCGGTCGCGTCGCCCCGCTCGCCCCGACGTCATACGTGTTGTCCGGCGAGAACAGCAGCGATCCCGACGTCGTGATCGCTCCGACTCCTAAGGCGGCAGACCCGCTGTCATCCGCGAGCCGCAGATCAATCCCGGCCCCGGTGCGTTTGAGCGCCGGAAACGCATTCGTCGTTCCGCCCAATCGCAGGAGACCAAAATCGGTGCCCGCCGCGTTCGCGAGCCTGAGATTCCCATCTGCCGACGACGTGATCTGACTGCGCGTGCTGAAACTCAAGACGCCGGCCGTAGCCAGCGTGAGATTTGTGCTCGACAACGGGGCCAAGCCGCTGTCGTCAGCCAGGCGCACTTCCAGTGTGGTCCCGTTGGCTTTCAAGGCCGGAAATGCGCTGGTACTGCCGCCGAATTTCTCGAGCCCGGTAATCGTCGGATTCGCCAGCGTCGCATTGGTCAGCATCAGCGAGCCGGCGGGTTGCAAGCCCCAGCCGTCCGTATTGGCGCTGTCGCGGACCATGAAATCGCCGGTCGTGCCGCCGGCGACGACCAGCGAATCGTTCCACTGCGGCACGTCGACGTCCGACGTGCCCGGGGCCAGCGCCGATTGGTGCCGATGTTTGATGGTACCCGCGGTCGTGCTCATATCGGCCTCAACAGGACGCGGCGCAGGAGATCGGTAAACGTGAACCGCTGCGACGAGGCGTGGACGACATAGCGCGGCCGACCAGGCAAGGGCGCGCGGTCGATGGTGATTGTGACATCCTGAATCAGATAGCTGCCGGCGTAGCCGAAGGCCATGCCGGTATTGAAGACGGCCGCATTGAACACGGCGGGATTGAACGGCCCCTGAATCGCCAGATCGATGTCGACGGTCGTGCCGGCCTTAGATTTCGGATCGAACGTCGAATATTGGACGCTGATGATCGGATGCGCGAAGCTCTCGAGGTCGGCATCGCAGAGGGTTGCCAGACTCGCTTCATTGCGCCGCTCGTCGACGATGAGATATTCGCGAATCCCATCCGTCCCGCTGCCGTCTGGATTGCGCTCGAGCCCCGCCAGGGCCGTTTGAGCGCTGACGTCATCACGCTGGACCCAGATGTTAATGGACGCGCCTTTTTCCATCGCGGCAGTCAGTCCTGTGACGCCAGTCAGCGCCGGAACGGGCGCGATCTGATTCCCGTACGGAATCGTCGTCACAATGGCGCCGGCGCCGGTTGCTGGGATGCCAGTCAGCGTGTTGCCGCTGACGCCGGTATAGCGGATGTACTGATAGCCCGTGACGGCCCAACCGCCGGCTGTGGAAAACGGCGCTGCGCTCGCGGTCACCAGCGATGTGGATCCTGCGGCGACTTGGCCGCTCGTTGTGACCAGACCTGACGTATCGGTCGTCGGTGCATTGGCACCCAACGTCCCATCGGCGGCCGTATCGGTGTAGGTCGTCGCCGTGTTGTTCGCAATCGTCGTCAGGAGTTTCAATTGCGAGGCATTGACGGCCGTCCGGTAGACCTTGCGATTGGTGACTGCCCCAGGGCCGACCGCGATCGCGCTGACCGCGACTTGATTGTTGGCCGTCGTGTTGCTGGCCGGCGATGTGGCGCCCAACGACGCATCCGCGACCGTGTCGGTATAGGTCGTCGTCGTGTTGTCGCTGATCGTCGTCAGCAGTTTGAGCGTCGAGGTGCCAGCCGTCGTGCGATACAACCGGCGCGCGGTCACGCCAGCCGGGCCAATCTGGATCCCGGTAATCGGGACGACGCGGTGCGGCATCGTGCCCGCCGATGGCAATGTGAACGTGCCTTGCGTGAATCCGGTCCCGACTGCGTCCGTCACGCCCGTGACGTTGACGGCCATCACGTTCTTCCCTTGTGCCACGCCGTTGACGATGCGATAGATCGTCTTTTGTGTCACGCCCGCCCCTGGAACCGGAATCCCTGAGAGGACGATCGTTTTGGCGTACGGACCCGGCGACGCGACCGTCGCCGTAATGTGATTCGTGGAAAAGCCGGCGCCGGTCTCCCCGCCCGACCACGTGTACGTCATCACGTAATACACGTCGGCGCCGACCGGCCAGAGCCCTGAATTGTTCCCGCCGCCTTCGCTTGCGGTGCCTGGAGCCGGGTTCGTCGGATCGTCGAACGTCGTCACGTTATTGGTCGACGTCCAGACCGTCGTTTCGCCGGTCCCGCTCATGAACGTCAAGCCGTACATATGGACGCCAGGATCTGGGCCATTCCCGACCGATGGTTGACTGGGCAACGTCGGATGCACACTTGGCGCGGCGATCGCACCGGTTGTGACGGTCGCGAGCGGACTCGGCACACTTTCACCAGACGCGGTGATCCACGTATAGGCGTACTTGTAGGTCCCACTGCCGAGGCCGGTGCCTGGTTGGGGCGTGCCCACCGGCGCGACGGCCGGCGCAATCGATCCGCCGACGACGGACCCGGCGCCCCCGAGCTGGATGCCGGTATATTGCACGACTTTGGTTTTCGCGCCGTCCGCAGTCGTGCCAGCGATCGCTTTGCCCCCCGTCGCCGTAAACGTCGCCCCATCGGTGATCGGAATGATCGTTTCGCCGGCTGCGACCGCGATCGGGACATTTTCGCCATAGCCGCGACCATAGACGCGCGTGCGTACCTGGCTCAGATCGGTGTCGAACTGAATCGGCGGATTGTTCAGGGGCGGATTCGCGAGCGTCAGCGGATCGGGATTCGAGACGCCGGCTTCCGGCGGCAGGTACAGATGCACGTTCCGGCCGTAATCGATCTTGGTGCGGCCGTTGATCAGTTTCGCCAGCTCGTTGATCGCTTCCATGAGCGTCTGCGAGCCGTCGAAATTGATCGTCAGCACCGGCAGCCCGGTCTGGACGTTGCTCGAGGTAAACCCTGAGGGCGCAAAAGTGCTCACAAGATCCTGCGCGATCGCCGTCGCCGACTGGGCGACATAACTGGCGATCGGCCGCCGCTTGTTGAACTGGAACGTCCAATCGATGAGATCCGCCGGATAGCGGGTCGTCACCACCATCGTGCGTGCTTCGTAGGTCTGCGCCTGCTGCTGCACTTCCCCCGCGAAAATCAGATCGGCCAGCGTGAACGAGCCGACACCGATTTCAATCGCGGCGCCGGCCACTGGTTCGTTCTCAAGAAACAAGATCGTCGCGGTGTTGGGCTGCGCGCCGAGAATATCGCGGATCGTCACGTCGGCGAACTTCACCACCGGGACGATGGTGCCGTTCAGCCGGAAGAGAATATCGGGCAGACTCATGAGGCCGGCCACTGTCGCGTCTGTTGCATCTGTCGTGTCAATTCATCCATCAGCGGACGCGCGAGATCCTTGATCGACCCGTTGACGTTGAACGTGTTGTTCAACGTCGTGTTCCCGTAGGCGTTTTTGAACAGATTCGTGTTCGGCAGCACGGTCGGACTGGTATAGGTCGGTCCGCCCGACATGCTCAAGGCCGGCATCCCGCTCGACATCCCGAGCATGAAGAATTCCCCGCGCGCCCGCTGCGCCTGCTGGATCTGGAAATCGCGCTCGAGATAATCGCTGGCCGTGTTCATCTGCTTGGTCATGACGTTCATGAGTTCCTGCGTCATGCCGATCATCTGCCCCGTGCCCGCGACGACGATGCCCTTGAACTGTTCGAACCCTTGGGCGGATTCCATGAAGGCCGTGCTGTAACTGTGCGCCGTCTGCGTGGCCGCCGCGGTATTGGCGGCGGCAACTTCGGCGGCACTTTTGCCGATGACGAGCACGCCTTCAGTCGCCTCCTTGTACATCCTGGAATATTCGTCGCCCGTCGTCGTGACGGATTTCGTCACCTGATTCAGCGCGTCGATCTGCTGCTGCGCCCGGATGGTGACGGCTGTCGTATACGCCGCGAGCTGTTCCTCCGTGCCTTTGAAGGCGTTGATCGTTTGATTTTTCCACTCGTTGATCTTGGCGATCTTGTAGTCCGTTTCCGAGAGGGTCATCTTCAGAATGAAATCCGCATTCGCGGCTTCGATCTGCTGAATCGCGGTCAACCCTTCGATGACTTGCTTGTTGCGCGCCTCGAGATTCTTCTGGCGCTCCGCGGCGAGCTCCTTTTCCTGTTTCATGGCGAGCTCGTGCGTCTTGGTATGGAGATGCTCCATTGCCTGGGCACCCACGATGACGGCATCGGCAAAGGAATTCGTATCCTCCGTGAGCGTCTGAATCGCGACGTGCTCTTTGTCGAGCTGCTTGTAAATCTGGTCGAGATCCTCGGGGAGACCTGGCGGCACAAGACCGCCACTGATTTTCGGGGCGTTGCGTTCGGCCCGCTCGGCCAACTTCTCAAATTCCGATTGGAGCTCCCGCACCTTACTCAGACTGAGCGTCAGGACATCCGCGAGGGCTTCCCCGAGATTGGCTTTCACGGAGCGCCAGAAGCGCGTGGCCGCGTCGCCGGCATCGTCGAGAGCCTTAATCGTTTCCCGGCTCATCCCGCCGGCGCCATCTTTCACATCATCGAACCCGCGCTTGATGACCGGCGCCAGTTCCTTCCAGTTCTTGCCGAACAGGTCCGACGCAATGCGCGCAAATTCCAGCGGATCTTTGACCTCGCGCAAGGCCTCCGCGATCTTGATGAACTGCTCGCCGGGATCGAGCGTTTTAAATTCCTTCAGGCTGATATGGAGCTCGTTGAGGGCCGCGACGGCGCCTTTATCTCCGCGCCCGAGCCGCTCCTGCAATTTATTGACAGCATCCGCCATCGTCTCGACGGTCACGCCGGCATCGTCGCCGGCCGTCCGCATCGCCTGGAGCGATTCGACCGAGATTTCCGTCCGGTCGTGCAGCTTCATCAAGGCGTCGGCATCGTCCATCACCGCCTTGGCGAAATTGACCGCCGCTGTCACGCCGACCCCAATCCCGAACGCCCCGAGCAGCCCTGAGACTTTCCCCATCCACGAGGCCATGTCGTTGCCGGATTTGTTGGCTTCCTTCGCCGCATCGGCGAGGCGTTGCAGGCCGGCCGGGACTTCGTAGCCCAGCTTCTGCATCTTCTCGGCGGCTTCGGCCGCTTTGCTGCCGACCGTTTGCAACTGATCGGCGGTCAGCTTGGCGATGCCGCCGGCCTTCTCGACCGCAATCGTCATCAGCGAGGCTTCTTGGATCAGCTTGCGACCCGAGAAGTTGTCGACCATCCGATTGAGCGTGGTCTCAACTTTCGACGCGCCCTTCGAGAAATCGACGAGCGCAATCTCCGCCTTGTCGATGGCGTCGAGAAAGCTCGAGAAATCGGCCTTAAAAGTTGCGGTGATCGCCATTCAGTGCTGCCCTCTGGCCTCGTCCGCTTCGCGTTTCAACATGGCCACGAGGATGTCGTAGACCTCGACCGAGAGTCCGTGCACGTCGTCATACGTCCAGTGCATGGCGCGAGCGATCGTCAGACACGACTCGATCCACTCACGCCGGTGAGGTTTTTTCGCGCGTCCTCCTGCGTCTTCCGCGCCGCTTCGTGGGCATCAATCGCCGCGACGATTTCCGTCTGCGTGGGCTGGTCCAAGTTGTAAATCGAGGACGGACTCACCGGCACCGGCCGCCCATCGGGATCCGTGAAGGACCAGCCGACGATGTACGCGCGCAGCCTGGCGCGGATGACTTCTTTCGGCTTCAGTTTGACTTTTTCCCCCGCCGCGTATTCTTCGATGAGATCGCCCATCAGATCATTCTGCTCGCCGGCACTCAGCTCGCGCTTGATGTCGACGTAATCCCCGTCCGACAACTGCAGCCGGTCCACTTCCGGCTGGACGAACCGACAACGGGCCATAGGTTTACTCCGTCTGCGTCAGGCGCGCGTGCAGCGTGCCATTCGCGATGTGCAGCGTGGACACCGGCCACGTCCAATGCACGCCGGTGATCTGACGACTGCCACAGAAGATCAGCGCCGACGGCTGCGACGTCGTCGCGTACTGGTCGACCTCCCCGACGACCTGCGCCGTGAGATCCAACCCCGTGCCCGTCATCGTGATCGTCCAGGCGCCCAGCACCGCCACCTCGCGATAGTTCCATTTCAACGCGCCATCGATCCCAGTGATGGTGTAGCTCGTCCCGGTCACACGTCATCCTTAGAAGCCGACGTACCAGCTCCCGTTGGCGACGTAGTTGCTCGAGATGGTGACCGCGCCCGAGACCGCGACGTTGATCGAACAATCCACCCACGCCGGGCCATACGCGTACTTCGTGGGGATGTCGGCCGAGGGATAGAGATAGAGTTTGACGCCGTCGGTTGAAGACGCGCCGGTAAACGGCTTCGTTTCCGTGTCATCCCAGAACCCGGAAAAACTGCCTTTCAGATCGGGTAACCCCTGCACGTAGGTTTTGTTCGTGTCACCGAAGCTCGTGGTTTCGATCTTGTCGGTTTCGCGGTTCAGCACCCACGTATTGAGATGGATCACATTGCTGGCGGTGCCGGATCCCGACGTCGACATATAGACGACGCCTTTTCGCGCAGGATACACAGCCATCGAATCACTCCCCGCCGCGGGTCATGCCACGGCCTGCTGTGGGATCAATCGTGCGAGATCGCCCAGGACCGTTGTGGCCCGGGTCGTCCACGATGACTCGGCCACGCAGGCCGGTAACTGCTGCGCCATCCGCACCCGCCCGTCCGGGTCTTTCAACCACAGGCGAATCAGCGCGGCCGCCTCGGTCGGTGTCGTGAAGGTCGGCACGACGTCGCCGAACACTTCGCGGACTTCCGCCCGGTAATCCGAGAGATGAAACGCGCCGCACGCGGCGAGCTCGTACGCGCGCGGGCTGAGGGATTCGCCCATCGGCGCCGCGGGACCGTGCCGGCCCCAGCCCTGGGAGCGGCGATAGAGATTGAGGCCGATCTTCGCGCGCCGATACAGCGCCGCGGCCATCTCGTTCGCGATCGGCGTCGACCGGACACAGGTTTGCACCTGATCCTTCAGGCCGAGGTCGGGATCCCAGCTGCCATAGAGCCCGAGATCAATGCCCGTCCAGTCGATGGCATTAAACCAGGTGATCCGTTCCGCAAAGCCGGATCCGACGAAGACGACATCGTGCTGCGGCAGCTCGGCCGACAGCGGCTTGCTCGAGACGTAGTGTTTGTGTGGATGCCACGCGTGCGGGAGATAACCGGCATGGCGATTGACTTTCCGAAATTCCGGCACGACGGACCGTTCATTCGTCCAGCAGCCATCCACGAGACTCGCGATCCGCATCTCGTGGGCGTGGTCGTACGGCGACTCCGTGAACAAGACCGTCACCAGCAGGCCGGCGCGCTTCATCATGATGATGACGTCGGGATGCAGCAGCGTCGCGCTGACGACCAGGACGACATCGACCTGCTGGCGCAGCGCCATCTCGAGCGCGCCGACGCCGGCGTGATACATGATGTCGTTCCATTCCGGCTTCGGCAGATCGGGCCGGGTCTTCTTCTTCTTCCGCCAGAGCCAATGCAGCGACGCCTTGGACGCCTCGATGCGCGTGTCGAGGCGATACGGTTCGACGTACGTGCCGTGCTGTTGCAAGCCGTAGAAGAGCCCGTCGTAGACGTCGGCCGTCGACCACGACGCGCCGGGATGCACCAGCAGGACACGCAACGGCCGCGTCTGGGGTGGCGGCACTGCGCCGGCCGGCGTCCCTTCATCGCGGCACCCGACGATGACGGCCTCATGCCAGATCAGTGCATCGGTTGGATACTTCGCCAGCGTGGTCCGGATGAAGTCGTAATCCCCTTCGTGCCGGCGCCCCCAGAGCCCGAGTCGGTCGTCATTCGGGACGACAAATTGCGTCCCGCTGACGTTGCCGCAGACGACGGCGCGTTCTCTCCAGAGCGTGCCCTGGCCAGACGGCGCCCGCATCTTGAACATGATCGGGCGGTCGGGCCAAGCCGTGATGGCCGCGCGAATTTCGGCGAATGCACCCTCGGTATAAAAGTCGTCGTCATCCATGAACAGCAGATGACTGCCGAGCGCGAGGACCATGGCGGCCTGGCGTTCCCGCTGCCCCCAGCAGCCATACGGGCCGTCTTCGATATAGCGATATCCGAACTGCTGCGCGAGCGCTTTGATGGGCGCGCCATTGCCGACGACAAGCACTTCATCCTGCGGCTCGAGCGGCTGGGCCGCAATCGACTGCAGCGTGCGTGTGAGCGTCTCGCGGCCGCTGGTCACCACGAGGATGGAGAGCCGAATGCTCACGACTGATGCACCTCGAAGCCTGCGCGCTCCACGAGCTCGATGAGCGCCTTGACCATCCGCGCGCGGATCCGAATCACGCGCGGGATCATCTTCTTGTCGAGCGGCGCTTCGGGCATCGCGCCGCGGTTCCAGCCTTTGTCCGTCCGTCGCTTCAGCCCTTTCGTCCCGTTCTCGTAGAGCCACGCGTGCGGTGCGCGACTCTGCACGATCGCACTCGTGAAGACCACCGTGCGGTTTTTGACGCCGCGCACGCGCGCCTTGAGATTTCCGGGCGGATACCACGGCGTCTGGCGTCTGGCCGTCGGATGCAAATTCGTGGTCCGCACGGGATAGGCATCGCGCACTTCCCGCTCGGCCTGGTCAGCGTGCGCGAGGACGATATCGGAGGCTTCCTCGATCAGATCCGCCGGCAGTTTCAGGAGCGCACTTCGGAGCTCGTCGAGGCCATCCATCTGCATCTTGATGTTGCTCATGGGATGACCTCTTCGCAGAGCAGCCGCATCTCCGCATTCTGTTCGTCGATGTTCTGGAACCCGCGCACGAAGAATTCGCGGGCCGGCGCACCGGTCGCCTGATACGTGATGCGCGTATCCATCGTGACCTGCGGGTGATAGCGCATCGAGATCAACGAGCTCACGCCGCGCCCTTCCGGCGACGGCGCCAACGGCTGAATCGCACACCACCAACTGGCCGGCGTGAGTGGCTCGAAGAAGCCGTCCGGATCATTCGTCGTGGTGGTCGCTTTCGAGAGCGTCACCGACTTGTTGTAACGACCGACGCGCGGCATCAGCTGTACCAGACCGTTGAATAATCGCTGCCGTACTCCGGCTCAATCCAATGGACACAATCCGTCCAGCACGCCTCGGCCGCCATGCGGGCCTTTTCGGCATCCTCGAGCCCTTCGCGATCCAGATCGAGATACGCGACATACATCCGGATGCCCTGCTTGATGCGCTCGGGAATCTTGGTCGTCGCGTCCCAGCCGATGATGTACGTGATCATCACATTCGGCGTGAGGCGCGTCGCGTGGACCGCCGGCCAGGTTTGATTCGGTTTCAACACCACGCGCGCGGGCCGACTGATCGCGTCCGTGTCGTACACACTGGTCGCGAGCGTCTGCAGCGTGCCGGCCGTGTCGTAATACTGAATGCTCGTGATCGATTGCAACGGCGCCGCGCGCGGCAACCAGATCGTCGTGTAGAACGCATTCAGCGTCATCTGCCACGTTTGCGTAAACAAGCCGCGGCCGAGCGATTCTTCCGCCTGCTCGCGCGCTGTGGTGATGAACCGCTGAATGACGGCGTCATCGTCGTTCTGGCGGATCCGCGCGTGCTCCTTCGCTTCGGCGAGCGTAATCGGCTCCGTGGTCGGCCCGGTCACGAGCCCCCACGAGACATGCTTCGTATTCATCGCGATCCTCGCGCACGAGGCCGGCTGCGTGCGGCGGTCTCGGGCGGGTCTCCCAGCGATGCCGCCTCGGGTTCGGCATCCAGCGCCACCACCACGTCTTCACGCAGCCAGCCCCGCACACGCTCATCCATCGGGATGTCGATAATCTGCCCCGCCTGAAACGGCGCCGCCGGATGATCCGACGGCGTCGTTCTCAGGAATTTGATCCGCATTACGCGGTCCCCGCCGGCGGTGGCGGTTCGACCGGATCCAGTTCGGCCGTGGCGCTGCCGCGCCACACGCCGCCTGCAGCTTCGACGGCTTGCTGCAGTTGCTGTGCGGCGTTCACGATCGCCTGCACCTGGTCATTCGTGCCCGTGACCTGCATACGGGCATACACATGCGCTTTTGCCATTGATGCACCGCTCCTTTATGCCTGCGCCATGTATTTGACCGGATTGGTGCCCGCGTTGAGCAGGTCCCCATCGGACCGAGCAAACGCCAGAAACGCGACTTGATGGAGCTCGGCGAACCGTTCGTCGAGCCGCAACAGCGTCACGTCGACGACATCCCGGATGATGTACTTCGAGAAGTCGCCGAAGATCATCACCTGCGCCGACGATGCCGGCGAGGCCATCGACTGATTGATGGTGTACGGATAGCCGAGAATCGTATTCGGCTGGCCTGGCGCGAGACCCGGTGCCCAGAGCGGCATGCCCGTCGTATCGCCGGAGTACTGCAGCACCTTGATCTTCTTGAGTCCCTTGAGCACTGCGTCATTCATCATGAAGCGGCCATTCGGGTCGCGGTAGGCGGGATCGACGGAGTGCAGCAGGTCGACCATGTTGTCATACGTCGGCGGGCTAGCGACGCCCGTCACGCCTGATACGGCGGCCGCGACGATCCCGTTCGGCTGGCCGGTGCCGGTGCCCACCGTGAAGTGATCATTCTGTAGACGCGCGATCCGGGTCGCCAGCGCATCCCCGATGAAGGCGGGGAAGTTGATCGACGTGTCATTCATGAACTCGACGGACGCGAGCACATAGTCCGACGAATACTTGTAGGCATCGAGCACGAGCTGACCGAACGTCATTTCGGTTTCGGTTGCGGCGGTGTTTTCGGAGAGCAGCCGGCCCTTTTGCGCCGTATCGTTCGTGGTCGGAATCGGCAGCGGGCCACCGGTCGCGGTGCGGATGACCGAGGCGACTTCGCGCATCCCACCGAATCGCAGGAGGGCGACTTCGAGCGCCTGCATCATGGCATCGGCCACGGTGTACCCACCCGTCGTCGTCGTGCTCTGCGCGCCAGTCAGCGCGGCGCGCTGCTCGTCGGCCGCCTGGCGATACGACTGCAGATCGGTGGGCTCAAGCGACCGGAGGTGCGTATTCGGCAGCTGGAGCGTGAGGCTGGTCGAGGCCAGATCCAACCCGACGCGGTCCGCGAAGGCGCGATCTTCGGTCGC